AGCCACAGAGCGCGATTTTTAAATGGGGGTTCTTTTTCTTCAGGCTGTTTAAATAACCAAGGCGGCCGTAAACCCGCTGGTTGGCGTTATCCCGCACCGTGCAGGTGTTGTAGAGAACAAAATCCGCCTCTTCCTCCGAATCGGTGAGCGCATAGCCCGCCTTTTCCAGAATGCCGGACAGCTTCTCGGAATCCCTGGCATTCATCTGACACCCAAACGTCACGACTTCCGACTTTAAAGGGCGGCCCAGGCGTTCACTTTCTGCTTTTACATATTGGCGGCATTTTGCAATAAAATAATATTGCCGTTCCGGCTCATTCTCCGGCGGCGGCCCGGATATATCTATTTTATCTAAATCTATTCCCTCATACATAATTATTATAAATCCTTTCGCAGAAAATACCATGATTATATAACAAAAATATGGTTTTTTCAATGGTTAAGCGTAATAAAGGCGTGCCATTACAGACACGCCTTTTCCGTGATATACAATTTTCTTTGCCCTTGACCAAAAGGGGGCTTCTGTTAAGCTGCCGCAATATCCTTTACATTTACGGCGGCGGTTACTGTTTTCCCTATGCCGATCACGGCACGGTCCCCGGATATGCTCAAAACGGTGTATCTGTCAAAATACAGTTTAAAGCTGCCCCCGGTATATGTTACATTTCTAAGGACTTTCACTGTGTCCCCGACTTTGATCTCCCTTGCCACTTCCTGGGGCTTCTCCTGGGCGGATGCCGTAAAGGTAATATACTTTTCGGAAGCGGTTATATATCCGGCTCCGCTAAGTAATTTATACATTGCCCCGGTGCCCACTGTCACCTTTTCGGTTACATTGAAAACCTCCCCGGCATAGACCGGGCCGTCTTTCAAATTGAGGTTAAGGCTTCCCCATTCCGGCGTTGTGTGGATGCTTAAACCGTCCTGCCCCTCATAGATCACCTTTACCTTGCCGATCACTCCGGCGGCTCCTGTCTGTGGCTCCTGGGGTGCTTCCTGGGGCTTCTCCTGGTTTAAAGAAAGGGCTTTTGCCAACATTGCCACAATATTGTCCCCGTAAGCATCCGCCGCCGTTTTAGCGGCTTCCAGGCTTGCATATTTCTTTGTGTCATATCCGGGGACGGCCCACTTTCCTGCAAGGTCCTCAAAGGTCAATGCCGCGCCCCTGCTCACATACTTAAAGCGTGTATCAATACACTCATTCACAAGCGGCTCCGTGCTTCCATATGCCTTTAAATGCTGAATGTTCGCACGCACGCCCAGGCGGTGATTTTCAAAAGAGTGGCCGGGATTTCCGCCGCCCGTTGCTCCCAGGCCGCAAAAATTGTTCTGCTCTTTCTTTACGTCCCCACCGAATTTATAAAATCCGGTTTCCTTGCATGACATACAGAAAGCCGCATCCCCTCTCACGCCCTCGGCCTTGCCCTCCTCTAAATAAAGGCCGGGCAGATCGGCAAACTCCTCCATTGCCGCCGGATTGTTTGCGGCCAGATATGCCAATAACTGGGCCTCCGTTGCGGTTGCTTCTCCCATAATTGAAAGCCCGGCATGATCGGGCAGCCCTCCGGCGATAATTCCAAAATGTTCCTTTATGGTGTTGGCTTCCGCCTTTGCGATCTTTTTCAAGTTATCATCCACGGCCAGGAAAGCACATTCCCGGCTATTTGTGTGAAAACCGTGTTCGATAATAAAAGCGTGCTTTACCGCTCCGGCGGATGCCTGTGCGGCGGTTCTTGCACTGTTTACCGCTCCACGGATAACTCCATAATAATCTTTTCCCGTTGTATCGCTTTTTCTGGTCAACACGCCCCTGGAGTATGTAACCCCTGTTACGGGTGCCATAACAGCTACAACGGCATCCGCCAATTTCTTGCCCAGGTCCTCACTGTCCGGGAGAAACAAAGAACGATATACAGATACGCCATACGCCTTTTCGTATTTTGCCGCATCCGCCACGGCGTTAGAGTGAAGCGATAAAAACACGGTTGCCCCGGTCTTTGCCGCAAGCTGCCCCCGGTCAAATACGCCGGGGTTCTCCGCCATGCTGCCCTTTGTCATGATGACCTCCACCTGGTCCGTGCCGCTCTGCAGTTCCTCTTTAAGATACTGGGCCAACTTATAGACGGCGTTTCCCTCATAATATCCGGCGGCCACTCCTTTGTTGTACCCGGTATAATGTCCGGGGTCGATCACGATTTTAAGCATTTTCCTCGTCCTCCCCTGTTTCCTCGTCCGGGTGAATGACTTCATCCTCTACCTGGTTATAACCTTTTTCATCCATGACCTTTTCCTCCTAATCATCATCCGGCAACTCTGTTGTGTACTTTGACAGAAACGCCTTTACTTTCATCCACACCCCTTTGACGGGCAGCCCTGCCAGGGTCATATTTTTAAGAATGCTCACGATCTCATAAACAATAAAGAGAATTGCGAAAAATTCCATTAAACCAATGACCGCCGGGGCCTGCATCCCGATAGTTGCCCATAAATCTTTAGGAATAAACCCGATCAGATTTAAACCTATGATTTTGTCGGCAATCCCCAGGAAAATGATGCAAAGTATCATTGCCACCTTTCTGATTGCCCCATTGATGCCGAAACAGCTATTGAAAGTCTTTTCTTTGATCGCTCTAAGTAACCCCATGAGGGTATCAAAGACAATAGCCAGGGCAACCGCCTGGAAAAATGTGTTGTGTGTCATTGTTTCCAAAAGATCAATAACAGCTTTTCCCATGCTCCTGTCCTCCTTTCTGTTTGATACCCTCACTATACTTGTATTTGTCTTTAAATTCTGACCCATATTTATGCGGCCAGTCCTAACTTGTCCGCGGTCTTTTCATACTCCCAAAACAGCAGATCATATTCTATTGCTTTGGTTATGTGGTAAGTATCAGCGTGTCCCATGTGCCCCAGGCGGCTTTGATATCGGCGGTTAAATGTTTCTTCATCCAGTTCCCCGGCCTTTAGGTCTTTTACGTCATTCTTTAGCCGTCTTACGGATGCCTTGCGCACTTTTCTATACTCCGGGTAGTGTATATATCCGCAAAAATCAACTCCATTTCCGGCATATAAAATTGTGCTTTTAGGATTTAAGGAAACTCCCATTTCCTCTATCAGAAATTCCTCTATCCTTGCGGCCCACTCGCGCAGCTTTTCCAGGCTATCCGAAAGAATAATAAAATCGTCCATATATCTGATATAATACGGAATGTGCAGGGTGTGCTTTGCGTACTTGTCCAGGATATTCCCGTAAACATTTGCAAATAGTTGGCTTGTTAAATTGCCCACTGGGATGCCTATGCCGTCCGGCAAGATGCCGTTATGGTCAATAATATCGTCCATGAGAATAAGGGCTTTTCTATCCCCTATATAGCGGCGGTTTTCGTCCTTTAGGCGGTCATGCGGTATAGATGCAAAGTATTTTGAAATATCCCCTTTAAAGGCATATATCCGCTTTCCGTCCTTTATCATCAATTCATAAAGCCACTTATAAAGGGTATCACTGGCGGCGTGCATCCCTTTCCCGGTCCGACAAGCGTATGAGTGATAATAAAACCCACGCTCAAAGGACGGTGCAATTTGATTTACTATCATGTGTTGTGCAATCCGGTCCGGGAATGGCAAGGCCATAACAAGCCTTTCTTTGGGTTCCCATACTTTGAAAATTCTATATTGCCCTTGCTTATATGTTAAGTCTTTTATGTCCTCGCATAAATCCAGTAAATTGTCCTCTTTATCCATTGAAAACGCCAACACTTCCGGCTTGAACCGCTTGCATTTTGCCGCTTGGTCAAAGGAAATATTGGCGTTGTCAAAGGAGTGCATTTTCTCATGCAAACCTTTATCTGTTTTCATTTTTGCCCTACCAATTTTCAAATAATCTACTAAAAGGCGGTGCCTTTGCTATTTTGTCCTGGATGCCCAGGAACGGGAAAACCGTCTGACTTATCGAAAGATAGATATAAGTCTTTGCCAGTGGCCTTTTTACGGGCTTCTGTGTCTGTAATAATATGAAAGTCACACACGCACCACACGCCAATGTTCACGTTGACGTTCCACGGGTAATTGTTGCAATTCACGCAGCGCGAACCGCAATGAACGCCGTTGTTCCAGTTGCCGCCGCCAATGAGCGCGTGCAAGCCAACGGCCCAGTGCGAATTAACAGTTTCCCCAGGTCTATTTTAGCCTGGACTCCACGTCCCGGCTTTGACCGCTTCAATAATTTTGTTCATCATGCCGCCTATTGCCTTTGTCTGGCGGCTAATAACTTCATAGCGGTGTTTGCTCATTGCCTTATATTCCAGATTGTAGGAAAGCCGCACCAGGGTTTTAATAAACTGCAGTTCCACGTCCGCCGCATAAATGTGGCTTTTCGTCCCGGTTTTCTTGAATTTTATAATGTCTTTCAACATTTCAAATATTGCCGCCTTTATCTGTGTTTGCAATGCAAATTTTTCAAATTTTGGAAACTGTGCCAGAATGGGGTAAATATACAAAAGAAAATCATATGTCTTTTGGTATAAATCCATTGTGCCCATGTAGGCATCTATTTCCTCCGCCTGTTCTTTCTTTTCTTCTTTTTCTGCCATTGCCTTGTCCTTTTATGTTGGGGTTGGGCTTCCGCCCACCCCAACGGATTTACAGACTGTCACACACGCACCACACGCCAATGTGCACGTAGACGTTCCACGGGTAATAGGGGCAATTCACGCAGCGCGAACCGCAATGAACGCCGTCGGACCAGTAGCCGCCGCCAATGAGCGCGCGCAAGCCCGTATTTGAATACATCCAGGCTTGACCGTAGCCGCCCCCTAAAACGTCATACCAATTCCCGGATGCCCCTGTGGGGTCGTGCAGTAATTCATTTAACCACTTCCATACATTCCCCACCAGATCGCAAATATTAAAGCTGCTCACGGCGTTGGCGATCTTTCCCACCGCCGCCCGTGCTTTGTTGGTAGTTGCTGTGTGCCCGTTTGCGTTGGAACCGTCAAGCCCCTGGGGGCTTCCGTCTGCTGCCACGGTAAACTCCATATAGTCCGGCAAGCGTTTCCCTACACGCCTTGCACGCTCCCCGGCAATATACCAATTAAGTCCCTCCGTGCCTGTGATCGGCGTGCCGTTGTAGACGGACTGCAGACCGTTGGCTCCGTCATCACTTGAAAGATATATGTCCCCCCATAAGGCATTACCCAGGTAAACCATGCCGGACGGGTCGCATTTCGGGCGGTGCTTCGTGGTCCATACGGAATTAGGCAGAATATCCACACGGGTGTTACTTTCCCAACCGCTCCCTCTCACAACTCCGGCGGCATTGACCGGGCGGCCATAATCATCCGTATTTCTCACACGTCCATAGTGAAATCCGCCGATCTTCCTGGTGTTCAGATCGTCCCATTCGTTCCCGTCCGGGAAAGTGGAGTTTTGGGAGATCAAATAAACCTCGTCCTGGGTATCGTCCCCAGTATTGCAGATATAAATATAATAATCGGAACCGTGTATAAAGTCCGCCGCCTTGTCCAGATTAGCCTTTGTCAATACGGTTTCCGTGGTTTTAAAGACGGCATTTTCACCCACTGCAATGACGCATCCGCCCAGGACTGTGACTTCCCCCTCCCCTGTGTACTGTATGTACTGCTTTTCCGGGGCTACAATATCGGATATTGCCGCCATTTTATCCAGGGTGATCTTTGCCCTTTCATCCTGCATATTTTCATCATAAACAAAAAGTCTGCTCATGCCTTTAATTCCTCCTTTAATGCTTCCACTTCCTCCGGCGTAATTCCCAGGCGGTCATAGAATGTAACGGGTGCCGGGATGCCTATTTCCTTTGTCCCCATGTTCACGGCCCTGGAAAGGGTCAAAACAGTGTGGTGTATGATGTTCTGTCCTGTCCTCTCCGCGCCCTCTGTTGCGGCTTCCTGCCCCTCTGTGGCGGTGTTTTCCGTGTCGGTGGTAGTTTTATCCACTTCCACCGTTTCAACGCCCAGGACGGACGGATAAACCGCCCCGTTTTTGATTTTTTGCCCGGCGGCAACCTCCGCACAAAACATAATTGTCACGGTCTTTCTGTTCTCTGACAGAGAAATGACCGGGCACGTTATCCAGTTTTGATTTTCCAATTTTTCAACCGCTGCCCTCCAGTCCTCTTTTTTCAGACGGCCCCTTTTTGCCAGTTTGTGGGTGTTTAAAAGGTCCGCTTTTGTTTTGATCGTTTTAGGAAATCCAATCATTTTTTACATCCTCCTTTATTGTAATAAATAGGTTCCCATATAGTTGCCTATATATCCCATGTTTGTGCCCTCTCTAAGCGTTGCTGTGATCTGCTCCATGAGGTCCGTATGGTCCACGCTGAAAGCCTTGGGTGTAACCATAACGCTTTCCATATTTGTTTCCAGGGTGTACTCCCCTTTGTCTGTGATATAAAAGCCCATTCCGCTTTTCGATACCTCGGCGGTCTGAATTTTCCCGGTGGTATTGTTTTTCAGCGTAACCAAAACCGCCGCCTGGATGCTTTCAAGCGCATAGGCAATATATATCTTTAATGCCACGCCCTGGACCTGTCCTTTTAGCTTGTCAATCTGCATTTGTAATTTTCCGGCCACGTCCTCTTGTAACTGGCTTTGCTTTTCCGCAAACCACTTTTCCCATGCCGCCGCCTGTTCATCCATGAAAGCCTGTGTAAGTTCCGCATACTCCTCTATAAAATCGGCATGATCTTTTTCCATTGACTTCTTTTCCTGGGCAAACCAGGAATTGAATTGTAATGTGAGTTGTGAGAAATCAAATTCTGCAAATTGTGAAGCTATATAGCCGCAAAGTTCCGGGTCCGCCCTTGTGTCTGTTATATCTGCCTGCGTGATCTCCACCGCTCCGGCGGCCACATAGATTTCTGCCAGGCATTTTTCTTGTATCACGTCCGTGTTGGTCAATGCCGGGGGCTGTGGATTGGAAGAATATGCCCCCTCCAAAATAAAAATACTCGGCCTCCTTTCCGTCTGATCGTTGCGCAAGATCACCCGATCAATACGGGGCAAGGTTCCGCTTGCCTGGCTAACTGTCAACGGTAAAACCGTTGTATTGTGTATGGTGTGCATATTTATGTATGCGTAGCCTGTCCTGCTGCCGCCGTCTACATTTACCGTCATACCCTCCCCGGCTGTTACTCCCAGTTGCCCATATACAACGCCCTCTTTATAAAACGGGGCTTTATCCTCGTTCATATCCTCGCCGTTATACATACGCTCCTTGTCTTTTAGGTCTGTAGCATTATAAAAGAAACCTCTTACCGCCACTTTTCTTTCACTCCTTTCTTTACTCGTCCCAGTTTATTGTTGTCGGCAAGGCATCCCCGAAAGTTGGCACAACATACATTCCGCCATACTCATAAACCTCGCAAATTTCCGTAATTCTAAGATTTTGCGTTTTTCCCCACTTCTTTTTCTTTACTGTCACAATGTCCCCCAGGTCATAGTCTTTTCCATATGTGAAATTTACATCTGCTTCCGCTTCCGCTTCAAAGTTCTCGCATATGCCATGCTCGGCCAGAAATTCCTCCCCACGGGTCCGCAATGCTGCAAGGTATTGGGCATCTGTCAACTCGTCCCGGTTTATGTCCTTTGCATCCAGAAAATACTCCCTTAAATCAAACCCGGTGCCGCCGCCAACCGTGACATAAACCCGATTTTCGCCCTCCCCGGCACCTCCCACAATTACCTTTGTCACATAACCCTCATCCGAATAATTGTGTTTTGCCTGGTTTAAATTTTTGTAGCTTTCTGAAAAGATTACACGGGGATTTTTCCCCTGTTTTTGGGTCCTGTCTATGCCTTTGTAGGTTTCAAAGGTTATTTTCTTTTTTTTAAAGTCCGGCACCACCCGGAAACCTATTTCTGCATACCGGGCTAATTTTGCCATGTATGAAAGCAAGTTTTTATATGTTGCTTGAAACTCAATTTTTGTCTGGTCCCCTATGCCCTCCGCTATCTGTAAAAGCGGTATTTCTTCCGCCCGGTTTATCATATATCTCATTGCATCCTCTACCGTGCCGGAAAAATTGAATGTCGGCCCGGTCAATCTGTCACCAAAATAAGCAGGGAGAAAATAGCCGTTTCTTACGATCTCATTTACCAGGGTGCTTTCTTCCTCTGATTGGTCCCCACGGATGACCGCAGCTTCCTTTTTGTTTCCTATGGTGATTATATTTCCGGGTTGTAAAAGTTTTAGATTTTTACTTGTAACCGGGGTGTGAAGTTCAAAAGTTCCGCACTCATAATATTTTCTGTGCCATTGTAGGCTTGTATGGTTTTCTATTGTCCCCTTTTTGTAAAGGTTGCGGTTATAAACTTGAATTTCCATAACTACACCCCCAAATAACTAATGCGGTAATAGATAGATACGGAAAGATAGTTAATGCCCTCCTCGGCGGAATATGTCAATGTGTTGGTGCCGTCTTGCAGTTGCACAAAGTCCCCGTCCTCGTCTTGGTATTCGTTTATATCCTGGCCGTATTTCTCCACTACCTTTTCCCAGTCAATCATTCCATATTTATTTCTGTTTTCTTCAATCTCTGCCTGTGTCACGTTGTCGATTAAATAAATATCCTTTTTCCCTGTGTGGGTGGTGATTACTGCATACTGGCCGGAAGATAAAATAAAATCATTCTCCTCATATCCTATCTTTGTAAACTCGCCCGACTCCATATGATGTATAGCCGGATTTTTTACAATTCCGTCCGCCTTGAATACAACTGTTATTCCTATTTCATCCGCCCCACTATCATTTTCGATAGCCTTTACCAGATCGGCCTCCCGGTGCCCGAATACTCGCCCCTCCTCCGGGAAGCACGCCGGGAAAAAGAAATCACTTACCCAGGAAGCCATAATAACCTCTGTGTCTGCAAGGTCTTTAAAATAAGGGTCTGTGCATTTTAAACTGATTGTGTAATCACGCACCACCCCCGTGATCTCTCCGGGGATGATGCCCTCCACTTCATACTCAATAACTTTGCTTTCCCCGTCCTCTATATATTCCATGGTGCCCGTGCGCTTTATGGGGAAGCAGCGATATAAAAGATTTCTGTTTGCTGAATAATTGCTGTCCATTTCCACAATCAGATCAATGTGTCTTTCCTTTGCCGTGGCTCCCTGGTAGGTGGACCCGTCAATGGTGGTATTTTCACTTGTCACCACGTTACTTTCTATTCCGTATATGCCCTCTATATCTACCAGGTGAAAAGGCGTAAAATCGTCCCAGGTGAATGTAATTGCCACATTCTTGTCACTTGTACATATCACTTTAATGTTTGACATTCTCACGCCCTCCTCGGTTTTAGCTGTCTAACAATATTTCTGGTCTGTGTGCGGACCTGTCTGCCAACCTCATAAGGCGTTAGCGGTTGCGGACTTGTAATGTAATTATTTTGAGTAAAGCCGCCGTCATTGCCGCCCAGTTCATCCGCCGCCCTGTTCTTTGCTCCGCTTGTGAGTGGCGTTACAACCGCTTTTCCGTTCACCATAGAAAGTAGTTCCGGCCCTGCTTCCGCTACCACGGCCTGGCCGTTCTTTAAAATGCCGCCTTTTGCCAGTCTTGGCAATGATAATTCGTTGATTTTCCCCAGGGAAACGCCCGGTATCTCGTTGATGATGCCAATAACCCCGTTTATCATACCGATAAATTTATTTACAATCCCCTCAATAGTGGATAAGCAGGAATTTATTGCAGATTTAAAGGCATCCCCTACGGCGGAACCGATTTTCACGCCCACATCTACGAAACACGATTTAATTTTTTCCCACAATCCAGAAAAGAACGAAACCACGTTTGAAAAAGCGTTTACAACGCCCTGGTAGGCGTTTTGAAATGTGGTGCTGAACCAGGAAGCTACATTTGCAAGGGCGGTTTTTATTTCTGTCCACCTGGCACCGAACCAGGACCCGATTGCCGCGAATACGCCCGTCACGCCTGTGTAGGCGTTTGTAAACATGGTAAGGAACCAGGAAGCCACAAGCGCAAGCGCATTTTTAATATCCTGCCACCTGGCACCGAACCAGGACCCGATTGCCGCGAATACGCCCGTCACGTTGGTGTAGGCGTTTGTAAACATGGTAAGGAACCAGGAAGCCACAAGCGCAAGGGCGTTTTTAATGTCTGACCACCTGGCACCGAACCACTGGCCGATCACTGAAAAAACGGTTGTCACGTTGGTGTAGGCTTCCGTAAATCTATCTTTAAACCACTGGCCCACGCCCTGGAAAGTTGAAGCAATTCCGGCCCAAATATCCGAAAAAATTTGCTTCACATCAATTCCAAATCCCTCGAAAAATCCGACTATATAATTCACCACTGCCGTGATAATATTTCTGCAAAAATCTATCACGTTTTGTAGAGCGGCTCTGATATGGTCGAAAAATCCCGTAAAATCGCCGTGCAGAAGTGCTGTGAAAGCCTGTACAATATTTGTCACAAAGTCGATCACATTTTTTATAGCTGAAATGATCGGGGCCGCCGCTGAAATAATTCCGTTTACGATAGACCCGATATATGTAAGGATAAATTCAAACACGGGTTGCAGGGCGTTAAGCAGCTTTAAAAAGGCTTCTTTGACCTGCTGCAAGATCGGTTTTACCTGGACCCACATATCAGAAAAGGCTTTTTTGACCTTTGCCATGGCATTATCTACTTTTTCCCGAAATTCTTCGTTGTTTTTATAGAGTGCCACAAATCCTGCTGCCAGGGCTGCTATAATAGCGATCACGATACCTACCGGGCCCGTGAGCATTGTTAAAACTTTAGCCAGTCCGCCCCCTGCTCCCATTGCTCCCTTTAGCTTCGTAACCACTCCGATCACATTTGATATTCCCGTGGATAGTTTTCCAAAAATAAGAAGTGCCGGGCCTATTGCTGCCACAAGTGCCCCCACTTTGATAATTGTTTCTTTCTGGCTATCAGACAGATTTTTAAACCATTGTGTAAACTCCTTTACTTTTTCAACCACCTTTGTGATTGTCGGCTGCAGAGAAGATAAAATTGTGGTTCCCAGGTCTGCCGCTGCCAGTTTTAAATTGTTTGTTGCGATTTTCGCTTCGTCCCATGGGTCTTGTGTGGCGTTAAATGTATCTTCAACCACATTTCCATATTCTTCCATGGATGCAGATAAGCTGTCTAAATCCAGGCGGCCCTCACGGATTGCCGTTGTCATTTCCGCCGCCCCTTTGGTTCCAAAAATTTCTTGTGCAATACTCAACGCTTCCGTTTCGGTTTTAGCGTTCTTTATGCTGTCAATAGTAAGGGCCAGGGCTTCGTCCACGCTTTTGCCCTCGTCTGTATATGCTTTTATAGATTTTCTAAGCCCGGCCATGGCCGTGTCGGCGTTCACGCCGTTAGCCTCAAACTGTGCTAAAAGGTCCGTGGCTTGCACCATATTAAGGCCCATTTCTTTAAAAACTGGCCCGTTTTTCTGCAAGCTGTCCATGAGCGTGTCCACACTGATGCCCGTTGCCTGTCCTTTCTGTGTCAACAGTCCCAGGACATTAGCTGTTTCGGAAGCATCAATATTGTACTGCTCCATGATCTTATCCACTTTGCCGATTGAATTATTGAGATCGGTGCCGTTTATATTTGCAAATTCAATAAACTGCCTGGAAAGCTCCTCTAATCTCTCCCCGGTTTCTCCAAATCGGGTATTAATTTCCCCTACTGCAGTTCCGGCATCCTCCATTTCAATGGGTAAATCGGTAAATAGGTTGTCTGCAACCTCGTTTAATTCTTCCAGGGCTTCCCCCGTGGCTCCCGTCTTTGTTATGATTGTGTCATAACCGTCATCCAGTTCCATTGCCGCAGCTATTCCGGCACCGCCCAGGGCGGTTATTCCTGCCGTAACTGGCATGAGTTTATTGCCTATTGCTGTAGCTTTATCGCCTACTTTTCCAAAAGCATCCCCGACTTTTTCCAGGGAAAGATTGCTTTTGTTTGCTTCCTCCTCTAACTTCTTTAGGGAAAGTTCCGTTGCTTCGATCTCACGCTTTAAGGCTCTGTATTGCTCCTCTGAAATCTCTCCCCTCTGAAATTGCTCCTGGACCTGGGCTTCCGCCGTCTTTAAAACATCTAATTTTTCCTTGGTTTCTCCGATTGCCTTTTTAAGAAGTTCTTGCTTTTGGGCCAGGGCTTCGGTATTCTTCGGGTCAAGTTTTAGCAGCTTTTCCACTTCTTTTAGTTCTGCCTGGGTGCTTTTTACGCTCTTATTGACGTTTCCCAGGGCTTTGTCTAATTTTGTGGTATCGCCGCCGATCTCAATAGTTATGCCTTTAATATTATTTGCCATGAGTTTTTCAACCTCCTTTCCCGTATTTTTCCCGTAGTTTCTTGCGGTCCGGCTCCGTCTGCTCTATCCTCCAACAATTCCGCAAATACTCCCGGCCCTCGTCCGTCTGTGAGTTTTCAAAAATCATTGCTTCCCGTAAGAAGAAAAGATAAACGTCTATTTCCATTTCCTGGACTTCGTATATATTGATATGGCAATAGTCCATGACTAACTTTTCCGGGCGTGTTGCCAGTGTATAGGGTATTTCCTGCCCACTATCCTCCCTTGGATAGTAGGGCATTTTTAGTTTGGGTCCGTCTTTAACTCGTCCACAAACTCCATATAGGCGTTAAGGATAGCCGTACACTCCTCAATGTCATAGTCTTTTACATCCTCCGCCGTGATCTTAATTCCGCCCATATTATTGTTAAGGACCGCCGCTAAAAGGTTATAGATCGCATCCGTGTCCTCAATACTGGCGTTTTCCTCGTCCATAGTGTCCAGGGCCTTGATCGCTTCAAATACGCCTTTCTGTGGCATCCTCACCACAAGTTTTTTCCCTTTTTCAACTACCTTTTCCCCGTCCTTTTTGTCTTTCATGGTAAAGGGCCAGAAAGTTCTCTTGATTTTATTGCAATTAAACGGTACTACTGCCATTGTTTTGATCTCCTTTCATACGTCAAAGGCGGCCCAGTTTACTTTCTGGCCGCCCTGCTCTTTTAATCTTCTTTTATGCTGTCGGCTCCTCTGCTCCCTGTGGTTCTGTGGGTTCCATATCCTCCTCATAAAGAATGAGGGTGCCCTCCTTGTCCTGGGGCTGTGCCTTAAACTCTGCATCAATGACCGTTTCACTGTCCTTTGCAAAGGCAATAGTAAATCCTGCCTGGTTATTGCCCACGATAGTGACGCGAATATCACCGTCCTGGTCATCCTTATGGACAAAATGCAGAATGTACTTTTTCCCCGTTGCATTTCCCACGCCGCCGATCTTTACAATGCGCTTTTTGTTCGTGGCATCCTCTTTCACCCTTGCGGTTGCACACAATTTTTCCAGGGTGGTGCCGCACCAGGTCATTATGCCGGACTTTAATGTGGCTTCCTCCTCCGTCAAGATAACTTTGGAAACCTTGCCCATATCGTCCTTTGCCTCGTAGAAAGAGGGCTTGTATTCGATACTTGCGCCTCCCTTAATATGTCCCAGGCGGTTTTCTTCTTTTTCGATCTCCTCATTTTTAGGGAGTTCTTTGTCTGTGCCCTCAAAATTTGTGCAGTACAGATCACCGCTCCCCAAAACAATGCTTTCTTTATTCATGCTTTTTTGCTCCTTTCATTTTGCTAACAATTCCCCGGACCTCAAAAGCCGTCTGAAAACAATCTTCTCCCTCTACCGGGGCCACGAAATCGTCATGTTCCAGATCGAAAAGGACTTCGCTGCATATCCTCCCGGCCCACTCCTCGCGCTCCGCATTGTCCTCCTGTGTGTATAGTTCCAGGTCAATGTCAGACTCTTCCATATTGTTGATAAGGTCCGCCCCTCTGTGCTTCTTATGGGGTAATAGATATACTATGTAGGGCATAGGCGGCACCGGGTCCTCTAACGTCCCTTGGAAAGCGTTCTTTGCCATTGGAAGCCCCAGGCCCTTGCACCTTTTTAAAATGGTTTCAATCGTTGCCATTATCTCGCACCCTCCACCTTGCTTTTGATTTTTGATGCCGCAAGTTCTCCCACCGCATCATTCACGGGGGCAATATGCGAAAATGCTGCAGCTTCTCCCACTACTCTGCCGCCCCTTTTTACTTGGTGCCCTTTTTCCAGTAAGTGGGTAAGCTGATAATGCTTTTTGTTATAGACGGAATAGCCGTTTAACCCGGTGATTGAGGATGCCCGACTGCTCCGCTGTCCATGCGTCCAGTCCTTTGTATATTTCCCGGTCCGTTCCCGGTATGGTCCGCCCTGTTTTAGCATTTTTTCCGCAGCTTCGGCGGTTTCCTCTAACCCCTCATTTATAGCCCGTCTTAGGTCCCCGGTTGCCCAGTTCTCCAATTCTGTTTTTATTGCTTCGTCTAATCCGTTAATTGTTGCGTTCACATTTTCCCTACCCTTTCCCCGGCATAGAGTTCTATTTTCCCGTTTGACTTTGGCCCGTATGTCCGATAGATCACAAGCCGCTTTCCGTCAATTTCAATTTCCGTTTGCCCGTCATACTCAAATTCCCAAACCTCCGCCTGGAAACTGGCTTTAAATCCTCCCTGCCCTGCTGCCGTAAACTCGTCACGCCCTACCGGGGAGATTTTTGCAAAAACCTTTTTTTCCATGTATTCCTTTTGGTTCTTTTTAATCAATAACTTTATTTGCGCTTCTATGATAGCCACCGCCTTTTATTTTGGTTAAGATCATGTTGTAAGACTCCATGAGATCGCCGTGGTTCTCCGGGTTCCCAAAATTGGCATCTACATACACCAGAACGGCCTCAATGATTAAGGGGTTTTTGATCTCGTTTTCTTTCAGATAGCTTTCATGAACGCCTATGCGCTTTAAGTCCTCCAGGGTAACTTCTACAAGCTGCTCCACGTCTTTGTCCAGATCGTCCTTTGATGACTTACGCGCTCTTAATTTTGCTCTATCAATCAACTCCTGTTTGGTCATATCTTGCCGCCTTTCCCGTCTTTATCCTGCCTGTGCCGGGTTTTTCACACGGATAAAGCCGTTTCTTGATACGACATTACCGCCCATAAACACGCTTGCCCTGTATGCAATCTGCCCCTGCTTAAACTTGTATTCCGTGGATTTCTGTGCATCAATATCACTGAAAATCGCCACTTCGTAGTTGCTCAAAGGACCGTATGCCATGCAATACTGTCCGGCGGTCTTTCCGATCTCTCCGCAAGCGGAATTGATGATATAAGGCACCTCGTCAATGGTTCCCGTGTTTCCGTGGTTCTTAATGGTGTAAACCTTGCGGCCCTGCTTATCACGCAGCTTTGCAAACTTTTTCAAATCCTTTTTATTGAGGATAAGGACGGCAACGTCCTCCACTTCCTCGTCCCCTCCGAAACTGTAAATAATCTCGTCCAGGGTATCATCCGCAACGGTTGTAATGGTCGTGATATCCGTTTCGGGATTGATGACCTGTTTTTCCTTTTCTGTGGGATTGAAGAAAATTCCCCGGAATTTTCCAGTGCCGCCCTGCCCGATCAGAATTTGCCTGGAAGCATAACGGCGGATTGCTTTTGTCACGCTTCCCTCCACAATGCCGTCATAGTCTGCATCCGGCAATTTTTCCATTTCCTCCGGCTCCTCTGCATACGCCGTGATCTTTTCCCTCTCAATGTCCGCATAGTTGAACGTAGGTTCCGAAACATTGTAGTCCTGTCCCTCCTTGGTGCTTCCTGCCCCGTCCCCGTAAGAAACCACATAGGGCCGCTGATAGCTTTCACCGCCACGCAAGGGCACGGTTTTTACACGGTCAATCAGACTGGAAACATTATTGAAAGTAGGGGAAATGTCTGCACTTGTGTGTTTGGGTAATACAACGCCGGACCCCTCTGCTGTGACGGAAACGGTATTCCTTGCGCCACGGGCCAGAGTTTTAGCGTTGTACTTTCCGACACGTCCGGCCTTGATCTTCTTTCCGTTTTCTGCACGGGCTTTCATGGCTGCCTGGATGTTGCTTCCCTCTCCGTTTCCCTTGCCCTCTCCGTCATCCCCCTGGGGGTCTGCATCCGGGTCAACTGCTGCCGCCTGTGCCGCTTTCTGTAAGTCCTCACGGGCCTTGATCTCGTCCAAAATTTCCCCGATCAGCTTTGACTCGTCCACGATAGCCGCCAACTCCTCGCCGCTTTTGTCCTGGGCATCCTTGGCCAGAGTGGAAAGCCGCGCTTTTAATTCCTTTTTGCTCATTTTCATTAACTGCTCTCTGTTCATTTTGTTGTCCTCCTTAAATGGTTTTTATATGCCCATATGGGCGGTTGCAATCGAAACTATATTCCGTTTCATTTCCAGTTCCTTTTCCTGGTCTATGGGGTTTTCTTCCCCCGTCTGTCTTATGCTCTCCGGGATATTCTGGCAGTATGCCCGTGTGTAGTCCTGGACTGCTGCCGCAATGGCGTTTTCCTCTCCCACGTCCACGTTGAAATACTGGGCAGCACTTTCCCCGTCAAGCCAGGTTTCTTTTTCCATGAGTTCCTTGATCTGGTCAATGGTCACGCCCTCGGCCATATGGTCCTCATATATTTTCCATATGCCCACTTCTATGCGGTCCAGATCATCCGCCATTTTCCGCAGTTCGTTGGCGTTTCCCTCGCATCCTGCCCACGGTTTATGTATCATGAGAAAAGCATTTGCCGGAATTATGGGCTTTTCATCCGCTACAAACGGAAGCACGGAAGCAATGGACCCGGCCAGGGCATCAACATAACAATTCTTTTTTCCGGGATAGCGTTTCAGCATATTGTAAATTGCTATTCCGGCAAAGACGGAACCGCCGCCGGAATTGATATAAATGTTTAAATCCCGGCCCTCCGCTTCGGCCAGGAAATTCTTTATTGCATCCGGGTATTGGTCCTCCTGCTGCCAGGCTCCCCACCAGTCTGATACAATGTCACCGTAAAAATACAAATCCACCGTATTGTCCGTAAAATTCTTAAACTCATAGAATTTTCCAACCGTGGCGTGCGCTGCATCCTTGCAAGCTGTGAATTTTTTAGGCTTTGGCATCCTTTTGGCCTCCTTTCATGATCTGCAAGTAAGTCATGGCCGCCGCTTGCAGTGCCCGGCGTTGCTTTGCCTGGGTTTCGTCCCCGGTGTCACCGTCACCGTCTTGTCCCACCTGGTAAAGACTTTGATCTCCTGCTTTAACATAATTAAGCGATACCATGCGCACGTCCCCGTTCTCCACGGGACCGTAATACATGAGTTCCCGGTATTCATTGACAGTCAATGCTCCCCGGTCAAACATATTTCCGCCCACCGTGTCCCTCGTCTGCAGGGTTGCGTACTGCAATAGATTGGCTACAAAATCAATGCGGTTTCCATATCCGATTTCCCTTTGTGTAAGCAGTTTAAAGGTAAATTCATAGGATAATTGAATGGCAATAGGCTCAATGACATTTTCATAAAATGAAATCCATTCTTGATCTGTCAAAGTGGAAGTCAATATTTTTTCATTCACACCGTAATAGCGGTATATGTTATCACGCAAAAAAGTGATCTGATTGATCGGGATGCCCGGCGTCCTTTGGTTTATCTCTTTAAACTCCATTGTGTTGTCAATGGCAGCCAGTCCTCCGGCGTTTTCGGCGTTCATATAAGCATCTTGAAACTCTTTTGCCTTTTCTTTCAGTTCGTCATCATCCGCAATATTGTTGTATTTCAGATAACCCATGAGGGAATTTGAGCGGTTTACAATGTTCTTTATGGTTTCCCCGGACGTTTCTATGAGGTCCAGGCTCCGCTTTAACTCGATATCCGGGGACGTTCCCATGAAACGCTTTTTGTTATACCGTGCCTTTATGTGAATGACATTCTGATAAGGCACTGTGTAAGTGTTCCCGTCATACTCCCACCGAAAACGGAAAAGTATGTTGTGACTGTCATCCTCAAAAATCCGGTAGTTTGACGTTGTAATGGGTTGTATACTTGTAACCTTTGTGAAATCATCATTGTAAAAAATAACCGCAAAGAAATTTGAGGTATAAACCAAATCCGCCGCCACACGATAAAGAAAATCATATGTTGACAGTTCCGGGCATGGCCGCAAGGATAAAAGCCGGGCCAGTGTGTCGTTTTTGATTGTCAATCCTTTTTCGTCTTTCCTTGTCACCTGGGGCTTTAGCTTTCCCACGTTTTTGCCTATTGCGTCCGCAATGGCTCCCACAATATCGTTATCCCGTAGGGTGCCCGTTGGCATATATTCCCCACGGCTCAATAATAGCGGTCTGTATTTTGCCCTATGAGCATTGAAAAAGTTGGCTATAATTCCCGTGATTTTCTACCCCCTTTCCGTCAAAAATAGGCACAAGTTTCGCCCTTGTGCCTATTGTAAAAAAATTCGTGTTTAAATTCTGACCCTCTTTTTTATCCTGCCTTTTTCCCCTCCTCTTTCTTGATATTCAGCAGCTTTTTCCCAATCTCTGAATAATATTTGTCCTTTACTGTGAGGGCATCAAAGAGAGAAACGGCCCCGTCTATCCTTAAACGGCTTTCTAATTTTTTGGGGGTCATTCTGCCGTCCGAAAGACTTATATCAACCGCCACGTTTAAAAGGTGGGCGGCTAAAAGCCCATTATCCCCTATATCATACTTGCCCTCTTTTAAATCCCCCTCAAAGTCCCGTAATATTGGTGTGAGGTTAGGCCCTTGCTTTACGCTGTCAACATTAAAGCCGCTCTGTGCTAATTCCTCCACCAGATTAGAGGCCATCCACCTATCATATCCCACTTTCAGCGGACGGATTTTATAAACCTTTACCAGATCAATGAAGAATTTATACACGTCCTTATAGTCCACTTTTCCCTCCCCGGATATTTCCAGGAAGCCCCTTTCCCGGTATATTGCATATGGGACTTTATCTTCATCCGCTGCCACTTCAAAACGGTTTTTACACATATAGAATTTTGTTATTACATGGTTTTTTCCGTTTTTGTAGATTACCAGGGAAACGGCGGTCAAATCTGTGGTGCTTGAAAGGTCAATCCCGGCCACGCAATAGCAGCCTTTAAACTCCTCCAGTGTGAGGTAATGGTCATTAGTTGCCCTTTTTACGTCCATGTAGTCAAGCCATGCCACGGAATTGCTTTGTTTTATGTTGCAGTATTTCATTAAAAACTCTGCTTTTTTTGTCAATGAACTTTTGGCAATAGCGATCTGCTCCTCGTAAAATGACGGTTGCACGGAAACGCCCAGGTTAGGATTGCTCTTTTTCAATTCTTCCAGATCGTCCCACTTTTCCAGATCGTCAATCATATAAATAAACGGCAAAAGCCGCTTTTCCTCGGAATTGCCTTTCAGTACAGACGTAGACCGCCGCATAAGTTCATCATATATTCCGTCATTGACCTTTCCGGCGGTGGATATAGACAATAAAAGGGGCTGTTTACGGGCACCCACGGCGGAAGCCATAACCTCGTATTGGTCAATGCCTTTCTGCCCCTCCCAGGCTTCCATTTCGTCATTTGTTACCAGGTGAGGGTTAAAACCGTCTGATTTTTTGCTATTGAAAGCAATCTTTTTTATACTTGTGTTTAGGTCTTTTATGTAAATATCCCGTTGCCGCTTTTTGCTCCATGCCATTAAATCCTCGTCTGATTTTGTGATCTGATAAAAGGCATCATACACAAGATCGGCCTGGTCAAGTTTTGGTGCCAGGAAATATATTTTTGCTCCATATTCCCCGTCTATAAATGCCATATATGCGGCAATGGCGGCGGCAAATAGCGTTTTCCCGTTCTTACGGGCCACTACAATGAAAACTTCCCGGAATTGTCTATATCCCGTTGACTTGTCAATTATCCCGAAAATAGCGCATAAAATAGCTTTCTGCCACAATTCCAGGGTCAAAAGATCGTTTCGGCCCTCGGAATGGTGGCAAAAATTTTCTATGAAATCTATTGCTTTGTTGGCTTTCTTCCCGTCAAAGTCCCACTTTTCACTTTTCAGCCCGTCAACCAGAAACGCAAATATTAAACGTACCCACTTACCTACAACCACTTGGCCGCTTTCAATAGCTGCCCAGTAGATAAAAATATAGTTCTGCATCCGATTCCTTATGAGTTCCTAAATGCTGTCAAACGATCAACTTTTTTCTTTTCCTTGGGTGGTAAATACTCAATAAGTGAGTGAATAATTTGCGTATATTGGCGTGAATATTTTTCGTAAATTGCCGCCGCCGGGTGTGCCTTAACGAAAGTTTGGGAAGCGTTTTTTGTTTCCGTTGTAAGGCCCTCCGTCCTCAATTCTTCCTTGGCCTGGATGCACGCCACTTTTAGGAAAGCGGCTTCCTCGATCAATGAATTTATAAGGCTTTTCTTGTCCTCGTCATCAATAGCGGCAAACATTGGCTTTAAAAATTCTATCTCTTTTTTTATTTTGGCAGTTGTCAATTTTTTGGGCTTTTTTGTCTCTTTGTTCGTGTTACTTTTTTTAGTTTCGGCCATATTTTAACCCCCCTCATATGCGCACGACCTTTCAGCGTTTTTTGTAGGTATCTCCCTCGGTTCTTTAGCGGTGGGGTGTTTGCACCCCTCCGGGGGGTGTGCCTTGCTGATCGGCGGCAATAAATTCCCGTTTGTATCGAAACGGTAACGCTCCGGCCCTTTGCTCTTATGTTCTTTGTTGTGGCAATCCTCACAAACATATTCCAGGTTGTCCACATTCAGAGTAATGTTTGGGTCATTGATATTTCCCGGTGTGATATATGTTTTATGGTGAACGATATAGCCAGGCTTGTGCAGTCCTGCTGCCAGGCAACGCTCACATAGGCCGTTACTTCTTGCAATCACTATCTTTCTTGCACGCTTCCAGGCATCCGACTTATAGAAATCCTTTGCATACTCTTTCATGCCCTGCCCTCTCCTCTCTGTGAAATATAAAAGGCTTGCGGTTCTACTGTCTCCACAAGCCCATAATATTATATTTTGTGTTCGTATTCTGACCCACTCGACTGCTGCCGCCTTGCCTTTACTCTGTGACGATTGGCGCAAACTGAAACGTCCACGCTTCATCCCGTATAGAAACAATGTTCCCGTCTGTATTGATCGCAAGAACTTCAAGGAACTTTGGTTTCGTGATTATTCCTTTTTTCTCATAGTCCATATTATCCGGCATTATAATTTCCATTAGTGCAAGCGCATTTAATACTTTATCGCCATGTATAACTCTAAATCCTTTTAAGCTAATCATATTTGCTCTTTCCTTTCTGGCAACATTCCCATTTCCTCCGCCACCCTGCCTATAAATTCCGTGCGGTAATTGTAGAACTGACGGCGGCCACAACATACATCCGCTATGTACTCATAGGGTTGGTTATATAAGATGCTCTTATAAATCTTATCCTGCATCTGTTTTCTTGCCCTACTGGAAGCGATATTCTCACAAGTTGCATCCAGGGCACTTGCAACGATCTCCACCGCCTTAATATCAAAGGCGGAAGCATTGCCGTCTTTTATTCTCTTTTTCCGTTTCTCATTTCCCTGGATGATGCTTTTTGCAACTGTCTTAATATCCGCTTCCAGTTTCAAGGCAACCCCCCCAATCTATTGTTACTCCTCATAGGTCTGTGTCTTTTTCTCGGAACGCTCCACCTTTATGCTTTCCTTTGCCATTTTGGCAACCTTTCCCCGGATGCCGTGCCCTAAATCCACGGTGATGCTTTTCATGCCTTTGTTTTCTATGGCATCCACAACGGCATCCAGAATTTCCACCACTTCCTCACTGACCGGGTTTTCCGCTCCGGGTCCGAATAATTCAGAAATACGCTTCTTTGCCTTTTCCCGGCGTTCCTTTGCTTTCTTGTAATTTTGGGCGGCTTCGCACTGGCACATTAACGTCACTTCCTCGTCAATCTGTGCCTGGTCCCACCCGTTAAGGGTCCGCACAACGCCGGACTGTCCACAAAAATGACAGGTCCCGGTCTGTGTTTCCAATCCCTCCGGCATTTCCCTGGGTTCCTGCTCCTCCATTTCCTCCAGGTCTTTGGGGTCAATATCATGGCCGCCGTCCGTTTTTTTAGGTCTGCTCATTTCCTTTTCCTCCCTTTCCTGCATAGTAGGCATCTATGGCAACGGATAAAACCGCCGCCGATTGCTTCACGTCCAACTCTTTTGTTTTTACTAAAAAGGCCAGATTTTTATTGATTGTTTCCAGTGTGTCCTCCATTGTGGTATTTTGCAGAGGTTTCCCGGCGGAAAGATATGTGATCGCCTTTGTGATCGGCCCTTTAAAATTCTCCTGGACCGTTGCCATATTCTCCGTAATGATCTTTTCCGCCTTTGTCGGCGTGTGGTATGCGCATCCCTGGCACTCTGTCCGGGTGAACATTTTCCCAGGTATAAAAACGCCGTCACACTTTCCTGCAATCCACGGGGCCGCTATGCACTCCTTTAAATGCAGCTTTCCCGGCCTGTTCATGCTTAAATAGTCCAGTATCTTGTCTTTTGCATCCTGGGCAGAATAACACACCGCCGTTTCATTGCCCTGCTGCCGCAAAAGTTCCATATAGGCATCCTGCTCCTCCGTGGTCTTATTCCGCCCATATTTCAACTCGATATAAAGAGAGTGGAAGCCGCCGGACGGAACGGGCAAACACACATCCGGCACGCCTTTTTTAAGTCCTGCCGCCTTTAATACTCCGCCATTGCTCCGCTTTCCCTCGTTTGGGACGTGGTATATCAACGCAAGGGCCGGGATTATGTCTTTGACCCTTTCCGCCCACTGAAAAAGAATGATCTGCTCCGTTGTTTCGCCTTTCTTCATGTTCTGCATCTTCATGGCTCACTTTTAACCCTCCTCTATGGCATATTCACGCTTGCGGCGTTTGCAATCTTCCAACATTCTTTCCAGGATGCCCACTTCCTCGTCACTCAAATATATATAATATTTCTCCAACATTTTGAGGGCGTGCAGCTTCCTGGCATTCTCCTTTTCCTCCTCGGTGGTGTCCGTGTCGGAAGCATCCGCCGCTTTTAATTCCTCCGCTTTGTCCTTTTTCTTTTTCTCCGTCTGCTGTCTGATCTCGTCACACTTCACGTCCTGCCCTGCTGCCGCCTTTGCCGCAATTTCCTCCTGTTTGTCTTTGGGCAAACTACTGGCCGCATAGGCGGCGGTTGTCCCCAGGTTTCCCTTTGCAAACTCCTCTTTTACAGAGTCCACGGCATTGTTTTCAATGGCTTGCAACTGTTTGATCTTCTCCGGCGGCTCTTTTAAGATTTCCGCCACATAGTCCCGTATGCGCTCCCCACGCTCCAAAACAATGACCTTTTCCTTTTTCGCCTGTGTCAATACCTCTTTCCACTGTTTCGCCTGGTTCATGAGATCAAAGTCTGTCATTTTGCGGTTGAATGTATTGCCGATCAGAATAGCCATTTTAAACTCAATCATTGACTGGACCTTATAGCGGCAAGGCACCATTTTAAATTCTTCGTGCCCCTCTGCCACTAATATTTCAATAGCGGCAAGGCGGCGGTGCCCGGAAGAAAGTAAATATTTCCCGTCAACTAACCCTAATACAAGCGGCTCTTGCAATCCTCCCAGTAAAATGCCCGTTGCCAACTCCTGCAGATTTTCCATTGTGTAGCTATTGTGTTCCGTTTTCACAATGTCGGTATATTCCAGGGTGATTTCCTGGAAGCCTGCCGCCGTGCCCTGGTTTATCTGCTCCCTGGTTTTCTCATTCATGAGGTCTAAAACATTAAATCTGCTCATTGATACATGCCCCCTTTCTTGCGGCTTCGTCCTGGTGCCCGTATATGCCCACATACTCCCGGACAAAGGCTTTATAGTCCTGTGCAATGCCGGAACGGGTGCTATATCGTCCCGGTGTCATTTTGTATATTGTGGCATCTTTGGCTTTCCGGGAATGTCTGATTTTTGTTTTAAATACCGGGCACCCGGATTTATGGCGGACCCACGCTTCCGCAGCTTCCGCCGTTTCCGTCTTTTCATAGTCCGTAATAAGGCACCCGGCCAGTCTGGCCTTTGGGTTTAATGCCTTAATGTGCGCGATCTGCTCCGCCAATTCCTCCAACCCGTCCAGGCTATAAGCGTCTAACCATACCGGGATAATAATTTCATCCGTTGCCGCCATGGCATTGATAACGTTTATTCCCAAATCCGGCGGATTGTCAATAATGCAGTAATCATATTTTGCCGCTACTGCTGCCAGGGCGTTTTTATAGCGTTCATGCTGTGAATGTACTTCATCCGCCTTTATTTCCAGTTCCGCCAACTCCATGAAGTAATTGCAAGGTATTAAATCCATGTTATAGTCTGCCGTCTGCTTTATGTTCCCCTCGATTTTTCCAGTTTTTAAAATCCGGCACGCTTCGGCTTCCTCTTCCGGGGAATACTGGCCGTAAAGCCTGGAAGTGTTGCCCTGCTTGTCATTGTCAAACAGTAAAACCCTGCTGCCGGGCCGCTTTGTTTTCTGGTCCCCGGTCATAAGATACTCCGCAAGGGAAACGGCGGTTGTTGTCTTTCCCACTCCTCCCTTTAGGTTGATGATTGATATTGTTTTCAATGTCCCAAATCCTCCTTTTCTCAATTTCTTACCATACGGGCGTATATGTAAAAGGCAGCATTTATTCCGTTGTGCTTTACTTCCGCATCCAGAAACTTAAAGCCTGGGTATGCCTTTTCCATTTCTGCCTTTAGTTCCTCGTAATTCTTTGCCATTCTCTCCACTTTGGGCTTTTTGAATTTTGAATAGCTTCTTGTCGGTTCACCCGGCTTTTTCAGATTTTTGGACGGGCACCACCTTTTTGTCCCGTGGGGATTGTTTGAAATATAAGTGGCAAGACCCGTTATGAGGAAATCCTCATCCGGCTTTATCCTCCTGGTGTTGCATCTTTGACACTTTCCCCATAATTCCTCTAACTCGTCACGGTCCACCCCGTCCCCGGTCATGAGAATGTGAAAGTGTGGCCTGGTGTGATCGTCTGCCGCAATTATGTATATATACTTGATGTTTTCCTTTCCTGCTTTCTTGCGGCGGCGGTTTATCCGGGCAATAAAATTTTTCACGTCTTTTTTTGCCCTCTCCATGCTGTCCGGCTTGTGGTCATCATCCCACCCGAATGTCCCCCATATATCGCCTTTCCCAAAATTGATACACGCAAGGCGTATTAAATAACGCCTGGCGTTTTTATCGTTTAGGTTTTTTTGGCTTGGCTTGGTTTCCCTTTTCTGCTTCGTCTGTGGCATTTCAGCCGGAGAAGAAAAGGACGGGTAGACCTGGGCTTCTAACAATGTGGTGCCGCTCTTTATATTTTCGCTCTTTATGGTGGTGGTTCTGTATATGCACTTGACCTTTTCTTCCCGTACAAGTCTTTCCAGTTCCCACTCCTCCAACTTCTCACATTGCTTTTTATACTCCTCCTCATAGTCATATCCCGGCCAATCCTCCGGCACCGCTTCCGCCTTAAACCGATCAAAGGCATTTTTCTTTACTGTCTTTTCAAGGTCCACCTGGTAGGCTTCCGTATAATCGTAGTTGTCATAATGCTTTTTATTCTGTTTCATGTTCCCCACCTTTATCTATCTGGCACGCCCCTCCTATACCCTCATATCCGGGTAGGAAAAACGGGTATATTCCCATGTGCTTCATTTCTTAATACCCATTACAAGGACGGAATAGCACTCTTGACCCTTTTCTTTAATAGAACAGACGTTCTAAAAATGCCAGGGCTTCCTTTATTTTTAAAAAGCCCAGGACAGACAGGACAATGACGACTGCTGCTGCCGTGGCGATAATAATTAAAAGTGTTTTCATTCTTTTTTCCTTTCTGCCCTCCGGCTTCCTATATATAGAAAGAATTGATTGCAAAATACTATATCTTGTGATATGATTATTTTGCGTTAAGTTTTGCCGGGTTGTTTTAGGTCCCCACCTTTGCAACCCGGCATTTCTCTACATTGCCATATTGCGCAAAATCTCATATTTTGCATAAAGCACATTTTTAAGCTGCTCCGCATCCTCCGCCGTAATCAGTCCGGCGTTTGCCTTTTCTGATATTCTCCCGGCCAGATATCCGGCCCGGAAATCCATTTCCGGCACGCTCATGGGGCTTCTTATTTCCCGGTCTATCATGGAAAGCGCGGCTTTTACCTCTGCCCTTTCTCTCATTTCCCCGGATAACAGACGATTAAAGGAAATCATTGCCGGGTGACTTTCCTGTTTATTCTCCGTGATCTTTCTTGCCGTATTCGTGTCTATCATGTGGTCAACCCCCTTATATCGCCCATTGCTTTTTGGCTCTCTTTTAAAAGTTTTTGTGCGCATTCCGGGCTTGGTATTTTTGTATTCCTGGGTCCGTTTCTGTACTCGGCTATGATTTTTTCCGCTTCATCCACCGTCTTTTCCAATGCTTCCGGCGTGATCGCACGATCATCAATATATACATCTGCATAAATCTTTCTTGTGTCGTTGCCCCACCTTGCCATTTGCTCCGGCAAAGGCTCATTAACAGCATCAAAGACAAGCCCCTGCCTCTTGCACCACTCCACGGCGTTCTCTAAATCTTTCCCGGCCCGGCTCGTCCACAATATGATCTTGTGCCCCTGTGCCTTTAGCAGTTTAACGGCGGCAATCGTTTTTTTGCGTGGACCTATAATTTCCGGGAACCGTGTTTCCGCAATGGTCCCGTCAAAATCTACCGCATAAACGCTCATTAGCCCACCAACCTTTCCGGCTCTCTTTGTCCTGCTGCCATGATGCTGATATTTACGGTTGTCTTTTTGATCGCCGCCCTCAAATCGCTTTCTGAATGGATGCCCAGGGCTTTGAGGGCTTCCGTAACTTTCTTTTCTCTATTCATCCGCCGCCCCTCCTGTTTCTGCTTCCGGCTCCTCCTGGTCCACGGAAAGCCCGTATTTCAAACACATTGCGGCGGTCTGGATAGCTTCACACGCCACAAGCGCAAATTCTTCCGCAAGGTGGGCCGGGCTTGTAACTTCCTGCAGGAAGCAAGCCACATCTTTGCCCTTTACCTTGTCCCATAATACGGCCAGGCTTGCCTTTGCGGTTTCCAGGGCTTCCTCCGTTTCCTCCGCTTCCTCTAAGATCACTGCATAGCTTTCATGTGGACCGTTGAAAAGAGGGAACTTTTCATTTGCCCGGTTAAGTTCCTTATGTACCTCTTTCATAACATTTTCTTTTAACTGCACCATTGCCATGCCTTAACCCTCGCTTTCCTTTGTGTCCTGGCCCTGGGCCGCTTCCTGCTGCCCTACTTCCTCCTGTGTGGCTTCTCCTGCTTCCACTTGTGTGCCGTTCCATTCGTCCGGCGGCTCCTGTCTGGACGTTTCCCGTGGTGCAAGGGTTTCACTCTCGCCGCTTCCCGTGTCAATTCCGCAAAATACAGGCTTGATATATTGGGTTATGTCACAATCTGCATGTGCAGCTTCCTCACGCTTCCCGGTCATCATTTCTCTTATGTAGGCGTGTGGTGTATCACATTTTGCTCCATTCATAAGTAATTCCGCCTTTGTAGCTTCTTTCATGAAACTGTAGAAATCTGAAAATTTTATCTCTACTCTGTCCTCACTTGAAAATAAATCTGTTAAACCCATTTTGTTATCCTCCTATTTATAAATTTCTGTGTCAAAAGAATAAAGCGCGGACCCGGTTTCTTTTTCTTCCCGGTTCTTATAGATCAGCAGGGTATAATGTTCCTTGCCGTCCTCGTCTGATATTCCCCGGTGTGTTACTGCTTCAAACCCAAAACGGGCGTTCAGCTTCGCACCCATGAGAATGTCCTGGAATTTTGAAATTTCCCTGGTGCCCAGTGTTACCTTTTCGGTTGGCAGCTTCCTCCAACGGTCAAAGGTCCTGGCCAGATATTCCATAAAATCCGGCTCAATTACCCCGTTTGTCGGGGTCAATGCTACTTTTTCCATGCTCCTGTCCTCCTTTTTGTTTTTGAATGATTTACCCAGGCACGCCGCCGGATAATCTTTTTATACCGTCTTAAAAGGCTTATTATTTCCGGCATATCTGAAATTTCAACTTTCACTTTCATTTCCGCCACTTCTCCGCCCTCCTTTTAATGTGATCTTGTAGTAAATTGTTATTTGCAAATCCTTATAATTGAAGTTTGGCACTTTGTCCGGGTCCATTGGCGGCATTAAGTTCCTCTTTTCCCATTCCCTGTGTCTTATTTCCGGGTAGAAAGAAAACCTTGTGACGGTTTCCTCCATGAGTTCCGGCGGAATTTGATTACAAATAGGCAAGCCTTTATAACCCTTGTATAAAATTTCCTGGTCTGCTTCCTTTTCCGCATCCCTCACGATCAATAATTCATCCGGGCCAGATAAAACCCTTAAAAGTTCCTTTAGTGTCATAGTGGCCACCCGTATTTGAAAAGGAAAATAATAGCTTTCACCATGACCACAAAAGCGGCTACTGCTGCCAACATGGCAATAATGCGGACGGGCTTCTTTGCTTTCTGCTCTCCGGCCCCGAAAAAGAATAAAATAGTCGCTATTGCGGCATAAAAGATAAAGCCCAAAATAGTGATAAAAATAAGAAATGCTTTCACTGTCTCATACTCCTTTCATAATTGAATATGTTTTCTTGTGCCCTTTCCTGTTCTATCCAGGCAGCGGCATCCTTAAAGGTTGCCGGATTGATCTCAAAGGCAAGCCAGTCCCGGCCCGTATTGTTTGCCGCCACGGCCAGGGCACCGCTTCCGGCGTGGGTATCAATGATTTTCTGGCCCGGTTCCGTTAGCTTATATATGATCGCTTCATAAAGTGATACGGGCTTTTGCGTCTGGTGTATCTTCTTTGTTGCATTGCTCCCCCCCGTGTTGGAAATTCTTATGAGGATAGCCGGGCGGTCAAAACTGCTCCAGGCTATTTCTGCCTGTGCAAAGGCTTCCCACGGCTGCACTTTGTCCCACACGATCACGCACCTGGTAGGCGGCAATAAATCCGAAAAATAGTTATATCCGAATATCACTTGATTTTTGGATATTCTGAAAAGTTCCCGGAAGTATGCCGGACCCGGCCTTTCTATGTCCCAGGTTTCCGTCCCTCTCTCTTTCCGCATCCTGTCCGCCGTGCTTTCATGAGGATAGCCGCCTTTTTCCTTTGTCCGGCTCCTATTACTTCCCATGCTCATGCCTGGGGCGTTTATCCCATATGGTGGGTCACATATTGCCAGATCAAAGAAGTGGTCCGGGATGCTTTTCATTGCTTCCATGCAATCCATGTTATAAAGGCGGTTTAGTTCAAACATGGCTGCTACTCCTTATATGCGATTAAAGCGGAAAACAAATTCCCAACGCCCACGATCTTTTCACCCCTCATTTTGTTGGGGTGGCTTATGGTTGTGGTTATGCCTTTAATAATGCCGCTTGCGCCCTCGATCTCCTCCAGGGCCTTATTGACTTTATTTTCAAAGTCCTTTGGGTCTGTGTCTGTGATATACTTTATTCTCATGAATTAAGTCCCTCCTATCCTCTTTTATGATCGTATTCCTCAAATTTCTTTGTGCTTTTAAAAATACGTTTATTATTAACCCACCGCTGCAGCATCCTCACGGTATCGCTTCCCCTTGTGTTCTCTTTTCCGTAGATCATCACATAGGGGTCATAATCTAAATCCCGTAAAGTGTAAATTCTTTCCAGGTCCTGCTCTGTCGTGGTGTTGAAATTGGTCAAGACATAAACGCTTGTTTTCCTCGCTCCCCACCCGGTTATTTCCTTAAAGGCTTTCAACTTTGGCAGAATAATTTCTTTATCCTCGTATCGGTCCCAGGCAAAATGTACGCTTTCAACCCTTAATTTTTTAATCATTTCCGCCTTTTCGTCTGTCATGGTCCGAATATCTATTCCCTGGTTTATATTCACTTTTGCCTTGCTATCTATAAGTTGTTGCAATAGTTCTTTCCATTCCCGGCACGCCGTTATATTTGGGTCACACAAAACAATATTTTTCTGTCCTCTCCAAAACTCTGATAAATCCGCCACTTTTGCAGAACATTTTCCCTCTTTGGCAGCTACATGGCAGAACTTACACCCTCTTGGGCATCCCCTTGTAAGAAATCCGTATGCTTTATCATTGCAGTATTGAGGATATAGCCCATAGTCTGGATATATATGCTCTATTTCCGGCAGTAAGTCTGCATCCTTTTCCTTGTGGTAAACCTCTTTCCCGTCCACGGTTTCTATACAATAGCCGCTTCCGCCTTTTATGATCTGATCGGCGTTTATGTAATATGGATAGTCCGGCGTAAATGAAAAAATCTTACTCATATAAACCCGGTCCATATGGCCGGAAAATAAAGGCTCGTACCACTCCACCAGATCACCCTGCCGCTTGTGCCATGCAGAAATTTTCATAAGTGGCAAATTGGGGAAATTTTTGCTATCTACGCTAATTAGCCCCACTTTCATTTCTTTTTCCTCTACAATGCGGACATAAAACGCTTTTTCCTATGCTCCACCCGTTTTTCCTGGCAATCCTCTCTAAATAGGTTTTTGACGGTAACCATTCATTATTTTTCCGTCTGTATTCAATGGCCGTTCCGCATTTATCGCAAGAATATCCACTATAAAACATTTCTTTCTTCCTTTCTTTTTGTCTTGCTGCCGTGGTATAATTCCAGGCAGAAAGGGGGTGCTAAATTGTGTCCTATGAAACATTGGACGAAAAAATTGCTTATTTGATAGATCAGTACAAACGGGAAGCGGAAGAAACAATAAAAACCTTTGACCTGGATAAAAATGTTTCCTCATGCCTTGCCGCACTGGTTGCGGATAATGTCACCGCATTAAACAATATCCGCATGGAAGTATCTGACTATATCGAAAAGCAAAAATAATTCTGGCGGATGCCCTGGGTTATTCCTGGGGCATTTGCTTTGTAATTCCCATGAAAATCGTTTCTTCCAACCCCTTTATTGCGGTTTCTAAATCGTCCGTAGCTTCGCTAATCTGCTTTATATCGTGTTCCAATTCGTCCGTGTCAACTTCCACGAAAAAATATGCAAACGCCGGGGTTTTCTTTTCTGTTTCCGGCTCCGGCGTTGCTTTTGCCTCAAGTTTTGCAATACCACCAGGGCGGGCCGTGTTTCGCATCTGTAAAGCAAATTCTTTAAGCGTGCGGATTGCCGCCCTTACTTCCTGGACTTTCTTTAATTCGCTACTATTTATGCTCTCAATAGAAACTGATACTGTTTTTTTCATGTTGTCCTCCTATACCGCTGCTGTTTCAACTTGCGTTTCCGCAAGTTCATGGGCAAAAAAAATTCCCACAAGTTCCGCTCTCGGAAATTCTAACGCATCCGCAAGTTTTAAAGCTTCCGCCACTGTGATTTTTTCCCCGTTTTCGCTATTGATCTTTCTATTCAGCGTGGACGGGTTCATTTTCATTTTTCTTGCAAGCGTTTCTTGGGTAACTCCTAACCGCTTCATTTGTGCCTTGATCTCGTTTGTTCTTACCATGGCTATGCTCCTTTCTTTAAAACTTGCGTATCCGCAAGTTCTTTTAGATTACAATATCAGAAGTTTTTTCCCGTGTCAAGCATTATTTTTTCTTTTACGCAACTTTTTATTGCATTTTTGCAAGTTTTATTGTAATATCAATTTAAAGAAATAGAAAGGCGGTAATAAAGTGAGTGTCCAGGATATTATAAAAAGACGGCGGCTTGAATTGGACTTAACTCTAAAGGACGTTGCCCGATCTCTTGGGGTTTCAGAGGGAACCGTTTCCCGTTACGAAACTGGAGATATTCAAAATATGGGGATTGATAAAATAGCAAAATTGGCTAAAGTTTTACGTTGTTCTCCCGGCTATCTCATGGGGTGGGAGGACTCCCCTAATGGTTCAAATAGTGGTTTTTCATTGTCTGATCTGGAAAAAGAGATTATCCGCAAGTTTCGCACCCTCAACAATGGGGAGAGGTCCATGTTTTTGCGATCTATCGGCATTGAGGAAGAAAAAGGGGAAAACGTAAAAATGGCGTAGCCCGGAAAGACTACCGCATCCGGCGGAATGGAAAAATAATTGAATTAAGGCGAAAATAAAAGGCCCAGGCGGCAACCTGGAACCTTTTGACATAGATAGTTACCCGTAAACCGTGGGGCTTGCGATATAACCACCGTAGCAAGTGTTATTATACCATAAAGCCCCGATTTTTTAAAGGGCTTTATTTTTTATGCTCTTTTATAGAAAGGTGTATTTTTATGGTTACTGCTGCCCTTCCCATTGTGGCGTTATATGTCCGGGTTTCTACTGGCTACCAAGTGGACAAAGACAGCTTGCCCCACCAGAAAAAGGAACTAAAGGCATATTGCAAACACGTCTTGCACATCCAGGAAAGCCAGATACAAATTTTTGAGGATGCCGGAAAATCTGCAAAGAATACCAAACGCCCGGCGTATGAAAGAATGATGCAAGCGGTCCGGGCCGGGCGTGTGTCCCATGTGATCGTCTATAAGATAGACCGTATTAGCAGAAATCTTGTTGACTTCTCCCTCATGTATGACGATTTCAAGCGCAACCGGGTCACATTCATTTCTTTAAATGAGCAGTTTGACACGTCCTCCGCAATAGGGGAAGCGATTTTAAAGATCATCCTGGTATTTGCGGAACTGGAAAGGAAAATGACTTCTGAAAGGGTCACGGATATCATGTTAGGCCGGGCTTCACAAGGTCTTTGGAACGGTGCCAACGTGCCCTATGGCTATAAATGGGATGCTGTGCAAGAGTTTCCTGTGGTGGACGAAAAAGAGGGTCCTATGGTCAAATTTATGTATGACTTTTACGAAAAGGAAAAGTCAAGTTGCAAACTCCGGGACTATCTAAACGCCCAGGACATACCCACAAAACGGGGCGGAGAATGGACAAGTAAAACCGTATCGGATATTATCAGAAATCCCATGTATAAAGGGACATACCGCTATAATTACCGTGAAAGCGCAAGGGGCCGGATAAAGCCGGAAAATGAATGGATTGTACTTGATAATATTTTTATGCCCATAGTGTCCGCCGATCAGTGGGAACGCTGCAACGCCCTCATGGATGCCAATGCCGCCGCAAGAAATAACCAGGGGAGCGCATCTAAGCAGAAACACACGCACGTTTTTGGTGGTCTGCTCCGCTGTGGCGTGTGCGGCTCTAATATGCTATGCGAAAAAGACAGCATGAGGGACAACGGCTTCCGCCCGTCATATTATCGTTGTGGTAATCAGTACAGAAAGAACACTTGCCGCCCTAAATATGGAAAGGACACCAACCTGGGGCCGTTTGTCTTTAATTATATCAGAAACATGGTACAAGCCACCAAACGGGCGGCGGAAATTCAAACGCCGGACGATCTGGAAGCCCTTTTATTATCCGGGCCAGAGTTTGAGGATATTGCCGGGATAGATCAGGGCGGACTCTCCCAGGCGTTTGATCTGTTAAAAGCTGCTTCCCCTGCTGCCGGGTCCGCCATTTATAGGCCCCTGCCCTTGGATTGTGCCCCAGGAAGCCCCGGAAACGATACAAAGGCGGAATTGTTGACCCGTGAAAAAGAACGCAATACAAAAGCCCTGGAACGGCTCAAACGGCTTTATTTATTTGATGATGATGCCATGAGTGAAAAGGAATACCTGGAAACAAAGCAGGGCCTTGAAGTGCGCAACGCTCAAATAGACAATGAACTGGCGGAAATCCGGGCGGACAGTGCCGCCGATAGTGCCGGGTCTGCTTTTATGGCATCTGCTTCCTCTTTTCTGGTTGCCCATAGCATCAACCAGGGCGATCACATAGACTATAAGAAACTGGCCCCAGTTGTGGGGGATGATGCCCTGCAGGATTTTGTGCGGTCCGTCATAGATCATATTGTGATACTTGACGGCCAGGCGGATGCAATCACCTTTAAAAATGGCATGGTCCATAAGTTCATCCGCAAAGAGAAGAAATAATATTGCAATGGCGTGGGTCATTGTGGGGTCCGGGTTCCCAGTCTATGTTTATCACTGGGCAGCTACCCACCGCCCAGGCGTGCCGCACGTTCTCCCGTTACTGATTGCACGCCGCCCGGTTCGCCTTAAACCCTGGCAGAAACTTGTCAAACAATACCGCAATGCCCACCATTGCAACCCGTCAACGGTTTATAGGGGCTTCGGACCCTCACGCCGCCCATGGTTGGCGTGGCCGTTTTAATTGCCGGGCGGCCCTGCTGCCGCCCTTTAATATGTGTTTTTATTCTCTGTTTCTAAGCCTTGCCACTTCTCCCTCTTTGTTCCACTGCTCTTTCCGTAATTCTTTTATGAAGTCAAGTAGCAGCTTATTTTCTTTCAGATCATTGTATGAATACGCTTTACTCTCCTCATTCAGCTTTTTTGCCGTATCTTTGATATCTATTATCATACAGTAAAACATATTCCAAAGAATTTCCGCCGCCGTGTCTGCCGCTTCATCCATTTTGAAAAGTTTTTCCGCAGCGGCTTTCTTTAATAATATCCTTACCGCTTGCTGTGTCGCTTGCTGTGCCGCCCATGGCAAGCCATTAAATATTTTTTCCGCCGTCATTGCTTCGTGATCTGCTTCTCTCTTTTTCTGCTTAATATCTATAAGAAGTCTATACCAATCTTTAAACTCCCATTTTTCATATCCTGGCCCCAGGATTTCCTTTAAATTTGATATCTCCAGTTCTTCCAGTTCTGCCGACTGTATTTTTTCCGCCAACTCCTCAACTATACGATCATAACCAATTAAATTTCTTGCTTTCTTATTTAACATTGCTCATTCCTCCCTTTTCTTTCTGCCGGGGTATTCACCCCGGCTTTTTGCTTTTTATTCGATTGCCACCAATCTTTCAGCACTCATTTTTCTTTCATACTCTTTTCCGCTTTCGTGGGAAATGATGATTGCTTTTAAGGTCTTGCCAGTCTTTGAAAACTCTATGCTTTTAATGGTTTCTTTGTAGCCGTAATTCCAAATTGTAACCATTCCCACCTTTAACTCTTTGGCCTTGATTGCTTTCTGCTCTCCGTAAAGTCCTTGTAATTTCATTTTTATTTCCTCACTTTCTTTTTAGTTCGTTTTCCTCACTTCTTGATTATATTATATAACTATTTAATTCACTTGTCAATAACTTTTTTGAACTTTTTTATTATTTTTTTCAATTATTTAGTGAGGTATGAAAAGGGCCAGGGCATCCGCCCCGGCTCCTCATTATGCGTTCTGTAATTCATTCCAAACGTGGTGGCCTAACTCTTTCATGGCTTCCGGCGTTTCTCTAACGAACATTGCAAACAGAAACGTCATAAACTCGCTTTTTGTCTGCTGCCACTCCTCTGCCGTCATGTTCGGGTTTTGCTCTAACTTCATTTTTAATAAATCCTGGGTCAACTGCTGCCCTATCGGGGAGTTTAACATTTTTCTTTCTGCTTCCGTAACTGTGTTTACAAATTCATCAAAATTCTGTGCGATCATTTTATTGTCCTTTCCGGGCGGCTCTCTGGCCGCCCTTGTGCGCTTATTATGCGTGTGCCGCCCTCGTTAGGGTTTCCGGCCACCCTGCAGCAATGCAAGACTGAATTATTTTCTTTGTGGTTAAGACGTAGGGCGTTACGCCGTCAAAAGAAACGAATGTATTTGTTTTTGTGTCCAACATACCGAAACCGCTATACATTATGTTGGCTCTCTTTCCAAATTTATAATTTTTCATGTTTACCGCTTTAATCATTTTTATTTCCTCGCTTTCTTTTTAGTTTGTTTTCCTCACTTCTTGATTATATTATATAACTGTTTAATTCACTTGTCAATAACTTTTTTCAACTTTTTAATTATTTTTTATAACTTTTACGCTTGACAATATAATTAAATAGTTATATTATGAAAGCAAGAAAGGCGGTGTAAAATTTATGATGACTGAAAAAATAAAGATTGTCCTTGTAAAGAGGAAAAAGACGGCGGCGGACCTTGCTGCAATTCTGGATTGCTCCCCCACTAATATCTACAACAAAATGAAACGTGACAACTTTTCAGAAAAGGAACTTGTGGAAATCGGTAACGCCCTGGACTGTGATTTTATAGGGTCTTTCCGATTGAGGGACACGGAAGAAATGATATAAGAAAAAGCCCTGGAAAACTCCGGGGCTTTTAAAATGCCTTATTTTATGCGGTTTTTCTAATCTCGGAAGTCGGGGGCATTTGACAGCCGAAGGTAACCACACAGGCCCTGGGCAGCCGCCCATGTTCCACCTGAAAGGCGGACACATAAACCCGGATTTTCTCTATATATTCCATTTGACGGTCCGACTCTGTCCTGTTCTCGTTTGTCACTTTTGTTTCTCCATTTTTCCCAATTGATTAATATGAATACACAGTACTCAGCCGCGCGGAGAATGCGAAACATTCTCTGGGATGAATACGCAGTACTCAGCCGCGCGGAGAATGCGAAGCATTCTCTAGACTGAGTACGCAGTACTCAGTCGCTTG